CTGCATGTTATCAAGTAACATGTATGACTTAGAGCCTTCTATGACTAGAAGACAGCCTTGCTGTTGTAATTGCTTAAATGCTTTGCAGCAGATTTAAGAGAGTTTTCTATGTTGTAGTAAAGTCTAGGTTCTACTTGTGAAAGAGACTCGTGTTTGAGTCCTTATTTAACGAAAAGTTGTTTCAACTACCAGAAATTTCGAAAGAAATATACAGGCTCTTGGCAACGAAGTAGGGGTGACTCCCAACGTCTTCATATTCTTAAGTCTGGGAATAAGGAATATGTGACCAATAACTGTCGTCTACTTTTTAGTATGCATGAGCGACTTTAAATAAATCATTCCTGGCCAGCTTTGGGCGATTAACTCTAACCCCATTTTGCTGAGTAAATTTAGAGAGTTATGGAAAATTTACCAAGAACAATGGAAGATAATTTAGCACCTGACCATCAGAGTGCAACAAACACTAATTTTCTTGAAGAAAGAACTCAGATAACTGAACAAGCGAAGCATGATGTTTCTATGACATTACCAGCGTCAGTTGAAGCTTCGATGCCCGAAGATCATTGGATGGCTCGAATGCAGTTGAAGAAACCTGTATTGATTGAACAGGTGGAATGGAATACAACACATGCTCGTGATTTCATGTTGTCTAAGTTTAATTTCCCTGGAGTTCTTGCTGGAATTGAATCTGTAGTTAAAAGAACCTTGTCAATGTACGCGTTTTATAAGCTTACTCCTGTTTTTCGGGTGCAAGTGAATGGAACGATGTTTCATCAAGGTCAATTAATTTTGTCTTTCGATCCTTTTAATCAAGCTTGCGATTCAGTTTCCGCTACTACTTATGCTCCGTATTTATCGCGTTGTGACATTTATTATGCTTCTGGCTTGCCTAATGTTAAGATCATGGCTTCCGAAGTAGATCCGGCTGAACTTCGTGTTCCTTTTGTGCATCCACGATCCTACCTCACCACAAATACAACTGATGGTTTTGATAATCTTGGTAGGATTCGATTGCAGGTATTAAACCCGTTGTCCGCAGCGGAGGGTGCTTCGTCATCTTTGCCTGTTTCTATCTGGATGTATGCTTTAGACGCTTCTGTGCATGTTCCCATGAATTATCATGATGTATCTTTGCCTGCTTTGGCTACTCCATCGATTGGTCTCGAAGGGATCGTTGATAATGTGGCAGGAGGTGCAAAGAATACTGGCCGAATGATTGGCAATTTTCTTACTGGTAATTTTGGTAAGATGTTGCGAAATGGACAAGGATTAATTGATAATCTTGGTGAACTGTTTGGATTTGATTACCCTACGAGGGTTCTAGCCCCCGAGAAAACTATTTCTCCTGTTGAGAATATGGCTATTTCGGTTGGAGCTTCGCGCTCACAGAGATTGTGTCTTGATCCTGTCTCTGGCTATGAACCTGATCCTGAGATTTTTGGAACCACTTCTAATGATTTAGACCTCATGAGAATAGCTAAAACACCAATGCTACTTGCTCAATTGAAGTGGAAGACTACCGATGCTGTTAAAACTCAGTTAGCTACGTTTCCAGTTACTCCAATGCTTGCCCCACAGAATATTGCTTATAGTGAACAGACTCAAAATTTTGTTGCTTCGAATGTTTCTTATTTGGCTTATGCATCCACTTTGTTTAATTTCTGGAGAGGAGGAATAACGTTTGATGTTGAATTTGTGGCGACACACTTTCATTCTGGTCGTATTGTCGCAGGATTTGTTCCTAACAACGATACTACTTCCGGAACTTATGATAATGTTATTAATTCTCTCCCGAATATAACAATGGATTTACAACAGACTTCAAAACTTTCTTTTACTGTACCTTTTGTTTCTGCCACGCCGTTAAAATATGTAACATATGATACAAAGATGAAAGATGATGAAACTATCATTGGAAATCTTTATTTCTATGTTATGAACAAATTATCAGCTGCTGCCAATGTATCTGCCGAAATTGAAGTTAATATTTATATCCGTGCTGCTGAGGATTTTCAGCTTTATGTCCCATCTAACCCTGGATTAGCTTATAAGGTTTTAGGTTATACAGCTATTGAAGATGCCGTCCCAACTGTTAGTGGTATTGAAATTCAATCGAACCGAATTCAGGATGCTGCACAAACACCAGTAGCGTCTTTAACTTTGGGTTCTGGTTTTGCGCCAAAAGAATTACGATTTGGAGAGTCTTATGCGTTAGTTGATTTAATTCGTCGATTTAATTTTCTTCAGCGTCTTATAATTAAGGTTGATACTGGAGAAAATCCCTTTGATTTCCCTGCTGATCCGTTTTCTAGTTACAGACCCGTTTCTCCCACTTTATTGCCGAAAGGTAATTCTTTAACTTCTGATAATGCCATGTATGAAACGATGCTTGGTAATTTATCACGTATCTTTTCTGTATGGTCCGGTTCAATTAGGTATAAGGATGTGTCGAATGCCGACAGACAGTATAATGTCTGCTATGGTGTTGTACATTATCCTGACTATTTGTTAGGTTTGCATACTTTTAAACCATCTGCCCCTGGATTTGCTTTTGTTACTACTAATTTAGCGCAAGATTCTTCTCTTGAATTTGAAGTTCCTTATTATTCTCCGTATCAGTGTTTGCTTACGAAGTATCCTCCGGAATTCCAAAATGAGTCACTTAGAGTGACGATGAATGGAACATTGGCTTCGTACGCTTATTGTGAACGTCCTCGTACTAGTACAAGTGTGCCAATTTATCGATTTCATGCTGGAGGCGATGATTTTAAGTTCGCTTATTTGAGACCTCCGGGTGCTGAATATCGTGAATCAATTGGAGGCGCACCTACCCAACCAACGAGGTTGTGTGTGCACACTGTTACATTGTAAACATCGGAAAGAGGAAAGATAGAAAGTCGTTATTTGAATCACAAATTGAGGATTAACATATTGGTTGCTCTGATGCGTCCTAGGTTAGGAGTTAAGAGTGTAAAACTACTCAGTGATGAGATAGTACCTTTATGCCTCATGCGTAGAATTTGAGTGACATCATGTGGTATCACCTTTCATGACAGCTTAAGTATTATCGGTTAGATGTAATTGGAATGCAGCTTTTCGAAGTGTATTCGTGCAGTTAGCAATTGTTTGATTAACGCTTAAGCCGTGTTTATTTTGTCTTAATTTTTCACCTTTTGAAGTGAATAGGTCGTCTTGTTTATCCTGGTCGGAAAACAAGCACTTACAGGTTAGAGAAGATTTATCTTCTTGACGAGGCAGCCCCTCAGAACCCTGCTGTGAGACATTAAAGCTTCTTCATATTCGTTTTTCTTTGACACTGCAAAGGGGAAGCAAAAGCTTACGACCCTTGAAGTGCCGAGTTAGTTGTAAAGGGATGTTCCTAGTAGTACACCAATGTGTCTCTGCTGTTAGGCGTCTATAGGCTTAGGAACCTGTAGATATGGATGATTCCCCCTGATTTCTCGATAGCCAAGAGAATTAGGCCCTCAACAATTCCGCATGGATAGAACCACCGTGTTTTTGTTTCGCCCCGCAAGATACCCAATGTGACGCCATGGATTGTTTTTCTTTTAAATCTCTCTTTTCGAACGCCCCCTTGATTCTCCCACAAATCGGACCCCAGCCCAATGAGGCATTGCGAAGATTTGAAGGAGAAGAAACTCTACCTATTTGGAATGTAAGATTCCGGGTAGATCCTTCGGAACTGGTTTATTCGGACGATCAACCGTTAGGAAGTCGGCCTAGGAGTTTACTGTCGCTTGTTCGCAACGCGATAGATAATATCCGAAAGCCGGTCGAACAATGGTTGTTCACACCTGGAATTTCCCTCGATGCGTATCAAAGAGCTCTGTTTGAGGTGGCTCAGCTGCCTGAAATAGACGATTTGATCGCAGATGATTTTGATGCCGAGTTTGATGAATTGTTTACCCCGACCTACTCGTATGATATGCTTTTGGCTATCATTGAGGAGAAGAATCCCCAATCACCTTATTCGTTTGCGTGTAGGGATTTATTGCTTGCAGGATCTCGTTTTGATGATCTGATGGAAATGTTCTACACACAATGTGATGGAGCAAGATCTGTTTGGGTACGCAGTACCGCTACCTTTGTAATGGAGCATTTATCTTATGCATTTTTCCAGAATGTTCAGAACGGACTATGGGGAGATTGGCAACGAGATATTCCTTTCCTCTTTATTGAGGGAGAAAAATTTCTCGCTCGCCTGTCCTATATCCCATGGCTCATGATGTACAATTGCGATCATCATAACCCTCGATCTCCCGGATATCGCGATTTAATTTCGTGTAATTCTGGGTGTAAATATGATCTGAAAGATTTTAAACATTTCCTTGCATTTTTCTATGCATTTTATTTTGAATTTGAAATTTCATCGTTTTCTCCTATAGTAGATCTCTGGAGTTCTGAAGTGTTCATTGATGGAGAAAGATTTACCTCACAAGAAATTGATAATCTTTTTGTTCAATACATGATTGATAATCATAGTGAGCGATTTTTTCCAACTCTTGGACCACAATCTCAGCGCCGAGCGTGCGATCGTTTAGTCAAGCAAGTCAATAAAATGACTAAAATTGCTAGCCAAAAGAAAGCACGCAAAGCGGAGCGTCAACTCAAGCACATTGAGCGTCGTGCTCTTTATAAGATTGAAAGAGCTAGCGCTCGAGACGAAAAATATCTCCCAACGATTGGTCCTTTAGGAGTCTCAAAACGCATTTTGGCATCTCTGCCTCATTTTTCTCGTGGGGTTAAAGCCCTATTTACAGGTGAGGTAGAGACAGCAGTTATTGAACGATGGCTTTTAATGTTTACACCCATTTTGTGTAGTCCAACTCCTGGCGGATTCTTTTCCGCATTTTTGTATTTACTTAATAATTTAGGAATCTCAATTTTTAGTGCAGCTAAAGAAATGATGCACTATTGTACTCAATTTATTAAGAAGTTTGCACATTCAGCCCTGCGATGTTTCGACTATTGGTCGGACTTGCCAGAACACCCTACAGAGTCAGCAGGCATAGAGCAAGCTCTACCCTCCCTAGGAGAAGAGGTAGGAGATTTAATATCTCACACCTCAGATACTAGGAAAATTGAAGAGTTAATAACTTCATATGGGTTGAAAACTCCTGCTCTGTTTGCTTCGATACTCGCAGGTGCTGCTGCAACTGTTGCTGCGTATTTAGTTGGATCACAACCAACAAATACTCGTTTTAAACTTGATGCTTGGGATCGTTTGATCTCAGGATGTTCGAATCTCAGTAAGTTCAAATCTGGAGCTTACGCTTACATTTCAATTATGCGTGATTTTTGCGCATGGACTTATACTTTAGTTGAAGACAATATTATGGAAGGAACTGATTCTGCATTAGTTCGATTAGTTAAGAACGTTTCTCTCGAAGATGTTCCTTCTGAAGGTTTAATTAAAGAAAAGTTCTTTGAAATGTATACTTTTATTACTAACGTAGTGAATCTCCCAACTGTGATAACTTCTTCCGAGTGGCGAAGAAAAGCTTCTTATGTGGAGCGAGTTTTGCAAGAAATTTGCAATACTTTAGCTAAGTCAGTGGTCCTTGATCGGGATACTTTACTGGCTCGCGACACAGCTCAAAAGATGCTCTTAGCTGTTCAGAAGATTAATCAATCTGCATTTAAAAATCATACCGAAAAGTTTGCTCGAATGCGTCCTTGTGTGTTCATGATGTATGGGAACCCTGGAGCAGGAAAATCTTGTTTTTCAATTCGTTTCGCATCCGATTTGATGGATATTTTATACAAGCGAAATGAATTTGAAATTCCTGCGGACCCCTCCCAACGTGTAATCTCAGTTAATTTTACAGATAAATATCTCACGTCCTACAAAAATCAGTATTGTGTTTTAGTGGATGATATATTTCAAGATCGTGAAAATGCTATTGAAGGATCTTCATCTGCTCTTCAGTTTATCTCTTGGGTTAGTAATGCCCCGTATGGAACAACACAAGCTGATTTAAATTCTAAAGGAATTTTGTTTGAATCAAAAATGATTGTTGCTTCGTCTAATGTTTCTGATCCATCTTCAAATAGCATTCAATCAAATGATGCTTTAATTAGACGAATTGATTATCAAATCAGGTTTGTCCCTGATAGTACAGTTGCCCCTGATCCCGCTGTTGGTGGAAAGCAAATTCGTTTTGAAATATACCAACCTAGAGAGGTCAGTCCTGGCATCTGGAAACTTTGTCAAACAAAAACTTTTAGAAATACAAAAGATCTGATGGTAGATGCTGCAAAATTTTTCATTGCGCATTACCGAAAAGAAAAATACATTTTGGAATCTCGACAATCGTCTCAGGAAGTTATTGATGAACTTGCAGCTCGAATTTTTAATGAAGAATCTGAAGAAGTTGTTCCTACAGGTGGTTATGTCTCGAAAGTGAAGGAGTATTTTTCTCCACCATCTTATGTAGAACTTTTGCGTGATTTTGATGATTATTATCAAGTTTATCAATATGCTTTACAAAATAATTGGACTAAACTTGAGGGCGGTGTTTTAGAACGCGGTCCTTTGTATGACCAATTAGAACCTGAGGCTCAAGAAATGGTGAATAACATGATTCATTTGCAAGCTCGCGAATATGATCAAATGACATTTCCGCAAGATCTCGACCAGCTACCCCTCGTCCAACCAAGTATTTGGAAGCGCTACCACACATCGCTCTCCGACAAGTTGAAAGCATTGACCAATACTCGTATTGGAAGATGTCTTTCTTCTTTAGTGGAGCGATGTGGGGGAGGTGCCAAGATGCTTATGGGCGGACTTGGGCTAGCAGGTATTGCTATTGCAGGAGTCTCACTTTATCATTATTTCAAAAGATCTGAAGATGTGTTCGAAGATGTCCCCTCTGGTGTTCGTTATGATTCCGGAAGACCGCGAAGAGTTGCTAAGAGAACAAAAGCTCAAAGCGCGTTTGCGTCAGCCGGGATGTTCGATGCCCGAGAGGATCCCTCATCGGATGCAGTTGTAGATAGCCTCATTAATCATTCATCATGTGTTCGTGTGTCCTTTACAGTTGAAGGGAAGACTTTTGTTCAGACTGCCCTAAGAATTAAAAACACTTGCATTTTAACGAATGAACACTTCTTTACGTTCATGATCCAAGCATTTAAAGAAATTGGAAAAACTCCGAAATTCACAGTGGTTGTTCCTATAAACGGAACTATTAAGCATGTGGAAGAAACTTTCGATCTCTCGAAGATGTGCGTGTTTCCTAATAAGGATGCGGCTATTTATAAATGTTCCCGCGCTATGCCCGCCGCTCGAGAAATAACTCATTTATTTCCTCCACAGGATTATGAGTTACCTGAATCCACACGCTGTGTAATTTTACGAACTACTCCCAATGCATTTTGTGCTAACGTGGACACTTCTCCAACTGGATTGTTTGCAACTTTTAAAGCTAAATTAGCTAAGTACGAGTATCCAGATAAACACGGGAATATGAGACCGTTTGTGATGTCTGATTCTTGGCTTGTCCCTATTGCTGGAAAACGTGGAGAATCTGGATCTCTCTTAATTGCTCAAAATCGCCAAATGCGTGAGAAACTTTTGGGCATTCAATCTTCTGTTGGTGAAAGAAGTGGAACTTTCTTTGAACCCATAAACCAAGATGATCTGAGAATTGCATTAGATAGAGTTCAATGTGAGGAACCAGTTTGCATCGATTGCTGTGGCACTTTAGCCTCTCTTGGCGTCGATACAGATTATGAATCTCCCTCCATGATCTCTAAAGAATCTCTGGTCTATATGGGCCAAATACCAAAAACCAAAGCCTTGGCTCCTCCGAGCCAAACTAAACTAGTGAAGTCACTCGTCTATGACGAAGCGACCTCTCGCATGGGCCCCTCCGTAATGAGGACAGACGACCCGCGCCTTAAAAACCCCGATTGTACGAATCTCTTAATGTACAATATGCAGGGATACGATGTAAGAATCGGACCTGTAGATCAATCGGTGTTGGAGAGTGCAACGGAAGAGCTGGCCCAATATTTATCCAACGTTTACGATGTGGAAAACATTCCCAACAAAATTTTAGATGAAGTTGAGATGATCAATGGATCACCTGGAGTCTATAAGGGAGTTGATATGACAACTTCGCCCGGATTTCCTTTTGTTAAGGAAAGACAACGTCCTGATTTGAAGGGCAAGTTTGAATGGTTTGAAGAATTTGAAGACCCACTGAGTAAACGAAAAATGTATTCCATGAAGGAAAAACTTCGCGCTCGGCTAGAATTTCGAGAGTCGGAAGCCCGACAAGGTAGACGACTAGTGGATAGCTTCGGCTATACCTGTTTGAAAGATGAAAAAAGAACGCTTGAGAAGATAGAGAAAGGCAAAACTCGCGTATTTATATGCATGCCCATGGATTACAATTTACTAATCAGAAAGTACTTCGGTGCTTTCGTAGCCTCACAACATCATAAGGCTGCCCAACCTGGAATTGCGTCCTGTGTAGGAATAGATCCCCTACATTCTTGGAGGACAATTTATACTGAATTAACAGCGAAAAATCAGAAGTGGGAAGACTTTGATTATGCGAATTGGGATCAGTCCCTTCACCCAGCATTCTTTGAAGCTTACGCTAGAGTAGTGAGCGAGTTCTATGGTGATCCTGTTCAATCAGAGAACCATCGAATCAGAAGTGTTTTAATGCACGAGTTGTGTTATACCTTCTTGATCATGAACAATAGTCTCGTTTTCAAAACTAGCGGACAGTGTTCCGGATGTGCGATTACAGCTGAAATAAACTGTACGATTCATGAACTTTTAATGCTTTATTCTTATAAGCTGTTCTGGAAAAGACAAGGTGAAGTGCGAAATATTACTGATTTCCTTTCAAATTGTGCAATACGTGTCTACGGTGATGATATATTATTCGCCACTAGTGAAGTCAATGGCTTCTGTGGTGCAGAACATCGCATCATTGCAGAAGAGCTCGGGATGAGAATAACGACTGCGCAGAAAGATTTGAACTTTAGAGTGAAAGATCCATCTGAGTGTACGTTTTTGAAGCGCTCGTTTGTTTTTGACGACAGATTTTCAGCGATTATCTGTCCGATAAAGAAGGAAGTGATAGAAGAAATCCCGTATTGGATTCACAAGAGTGACGATGATTTGAACGCCACCATTGTAAATATTAATTGTGCGTTGCTTGAGGCTTTCCTGTGTGGGAAAGATTATTTTGACAACTTGAGATCAACTCTTATTCGCAGACTAGAAAAGAAAATACCTGGTTATGCAGGAAGGGTCGAAACTTATGGATACTATTTAGAACAATATCAATCTGGTAACTTTAAAGTTTTGGCTCTTCGCGAAGATGTAGAATGTATCAGTGAAAACTGATTGTTTGGCAGACTGGTGATAAGAGAATCTAAAACTTCACTAAATTTATATTTAGGTAAGG